CCTGTAGTGCGAGCTTCGGTATAAAGGGAGCAAAAGGTGCGATGGGGTTAATAACAAAAAAGAAATGAAAGGAGTATGTATGAAATGCGATTGTCCGTGTCATTGTGATCAATCTTGCAATGAATGTGGGTGCGTAGGATGCACATGTAAAAATGAAGAAACTGACGAAGACAGTTCCACCTAAAAAAGGTCCACAATCACAAGGGTTGAAAATCCCACCTAAAAATATACAAATAGTTAAGACAAATAAAAAAGGCACTTAACTATGAAACAAACTTATTTCAAAATACCTGGATGGTTTAACTATTCAGAGACTTACGATCATATTGTTGATTTAATACCAGATGATGGGAAGATAGTAGAGATAGGATCTTTTCTTGGTAGATCTACACATTACTTAGCGACATCTTTATTTAATGCAAACAAATTCAACGTAAAAATATATTGCATTGATACTTTTTCTGGATCTTCTGAACACGCTTCCTTAAAATTACCTAAAGATTTTTTATTTATGTTTAAAGAAAATCTTAAATTTTTTATAGGCAGAGATATGGTCATACCATGTCAAGGTAGATCAGACAGTAAAGAAATCTTAGATAAATTTGAAAATGGATCAATAGATTACATAATGGTTGATGGCGCTCATGAGTATGAGGCAGTTATAGATGATATAGAAAATTGGTGGCCAAAACTTAAAGATGATGGTGTTATGTTTGGAGATGACTATGAATTAGAGGCTGTTAAACAAGCTGTATCTTTAACATTACCTAAAGTAAAAGCACCCTCGTTTACAGTTAATCAAAGTAAAGAACAAACTTGGTACTCTGCAAAAGACGGAAATCAATTGAGATTAGAAAAAATGTGTCCTGGTCTTAACTGTTTAACATGAGCACCAGAGCACTATACGAGTATCAAAAACAATTAAAATTATATTCTCAACAACTTTTTGATGCATTTACACAAGGGGTTGAAAATTTTGAAGAATATAAGTATATTCAAGGTAAATTACATATGTTAAACATATGCCAACAGGAGCTTTCTCGCCTGCTGGACGAAGAGGAGAAAATTGATGACTAAAACATTATATGTGCCTGATCACATTATGGAAAAATACAACAATCCTAATGAGGGTGTTAAGGCAGATAGAACAGAATTACAAAAATTACCAAAGCCAGTCGGATGGCGTATATTGGTATTACCATTTAAAGCAAAGCAACAAACAAAAGGTGGAGTCCTACTTACTGATAAAACTATTGAGGATTCACAATTGACAGCATCAGTCGCTCTTGTATTAGATACAGGTGCCGATGCATATAAAGATAAAGAAAAGTTTCCTAATGGACCTTGGTGTAAACAAGGTGATTGGGTCGTGTTTGGCAGATACGCAGGATCAAGACTAAAGATTGAAGGAGGAGAGGTCAGGTTATTAAATGATGATGAAATACTCGGAACCGTTGAAACACCTGAAGACGTATTAACAATTATATAACATGGGAGGTTAACCATGCAAACAGAACTTAAAACTGTAAAAGATGAAAAGCTCGTAGATCTAGATATATCAGGCGAAGGAGCGGAAATCGAATTAGAAGACAAGTCTCACGGTGCAGTAAAACCTGACAAATATGAAGAAATAAAAACAGAAGAAAAAGATCCACTAAAACCTGATGTAGAAGTCGCTCAGGAACAATCTGAGGAGATGGATCAATATTCGGACAAAGTAAAAAAACGTATTGATAAACTTACATTCAAAGTTAGAGAGGCTGAGAGAGAAAGAGAAGCAGCCTTACAATATGCACAAAGTGTTCAACAGCAATTAAATGAAAGTAAAAAGAAAACTTATGACATTGATAAAGGTTATATGTCTGAGAGTGAAGTTAGAAACAAAATGGCATCTGACCTTGCTAAAGAAAATTTAATTAGAGCAAGAGAGGCTGGGGATTACACAAAAGAAGAAGAGGCTAGACAAGCGCTGACAAAATTAGATTTAGAAGCGGAAAGAATACGTGTCACAAAGCAGAAAAAAGAACAAGAGTATGAGGCTTTTCAAAAAGAAATGGAATCTCAACCTCAAGCTCAAATTCCACAGCAAAATCTAAGACAACCCTCTCAAAAAGCTCTTGATTGGGCAGCAGAGAATACTTGGTTTCAAAAAGATCAAGATATGACCGACTATGCACAAAGAATACACCGTGGATTAGTAGCGGAAGGATTTGACACAGAATCAGATAACTATTACAATGAGCTTACTCAAAGAGTAAAATTAAAGTTTCCTGAATCTTTCGAAGATTCAGATCAGACAACTAGAAGCGCTAAAATCGCCCAACCAGTCGCTTCTGCAAATAGGTCTGCAACCACAGGGCGCAAATCTGTTAGGTTAAGTCCTAGTCAGGTAAAAATAGCTAATAAGCTTGGAGTCCCTCTAAGTGAATATGCTAAGTACGTATAGGAGGTACACATGACAGATAAAAAAACACCAAGAAGTGCACAAACAAGGGCAACTGAGGAACGAAGAAAACCTTGGAAGCCACCGTCTCAATTAGACGCACCACCATGTCCTGATGGATATAGGCAAAGATGGCTTCGACATCGTGTCAATGGCATGGATGATACTAAA